AATGAGTATAGGGTGTTTTTTTACATTCTTCTAAAAAATTAGAAACACATAGATTTCTTCCTTGAGTAACTAATGATGATTTTAATAACGAAAAAGAAACTAATATTCCTGAATTTAAACAGTCTTGTTGAAACTTTAATAGTGATTGAGTGTAATGAATAGAAACTTCACTATGAACTGGAGTTGCTACAAATATAACAGGTGCATTAGTACTTTTTGTTTGTGGTTTATTTACCCATATTGGTTTACTTGGATCTTGCATCTAGTGCTCCTTTCAAAAATCTTGTCCAGGCTGAGCCTTGTTTATTCCAACTGTAATATTGATTCACATAATCAATTTGCATTTGTAAATGTTTTTTAACACCTTCAGCATCTAATCTATTTGCAACAGACTCAATTGCAAAAGCAAAGTTTTGAGCTAAGTTTAAATAGTTTTTTTGATAAGGAATGTAAGAACTAAATTCAGCACAAGTTTCATATAATGCACCAAAGTTAGTTGTAATAGTATATAGACCGGCTGCCATTGCTTCTAAAGCAGATATACAAAAAGTCTCTTCCCATATATTTGGATAAGCAAATATATCATATTCATGTAAATGTTCTTTGATATATTCATTAGGCTTATAACCAATATAATTTACATTAGGTAATTGTTTTGCTTGATCATAAAGACCTTGCCATTGCTTATCATTAGCATCTTTAAAAGATTGACCATATACTTCACAAGATGAATAAACATCTAATTCAATTTTAGGATTTTTAATATATTGCATTGCTGCTAACATAACATTTAATCCTCTCCAAGGGGTTGGATGAAATATAAGTTTTATCTTATCTTTCTTTTGATTTAAATCTCTAGGTTTAATATTATCAATACCATTTTTAATAACTAAACATTTCTCTGTTGGTATATCAAATAACATTCTAAATTTTTCAAAGTTCCAATGTGAATTAAATACATACCAATCATATTTAGAATGATTCAATTTATCCTTGAACCATGGCGCAAGATTCGGTTGATCATATGAATTCTTTTGCCAAAGTATATTCATCTTTGTTGGATGTAGTGAAATTTTTTCAGGTACGGATGTACATATTTGTACTTGATCCAATAACTTTGAATCAACATATTTTCTTAAATACTCAAACTGTAACTCGGTACCACCTCGTGGTGCTTGCATAATTACTTTCTTCCCATCACTTTTTGTAATAAGTCTAATCCTTTATTAGTTACTGTAACAGCAGTATCCACTGCTAAATCATCTTCTTGGTGAAACTTTAAAAACTCTTCTTTAGTGTCATAAGTTTTGTTAGTAGACTTACTTCTAAAAGTTTGTTTTGTTTCTGTTTCTATTTTAATTACTTTATCCATTCTGATCATCTCTGCTAATTTCTAACAGTGCTATGGTAGCACTTATAGCAGATGTATCAGTAGATTCAAGAGATATAGAATCACTTTCTTCTAAAATAATTGGTCCTTTAGCTATATTACATATAGTAGGTCCAGTTACTGCAGCATATGCCACAATATAAGAAGTAGATGCAGAAAAATCTGTAACTCTAGCAGTTACATTTTTAGATCCAGATTGATTAGTTATTTGTATATTTTGTACAATCGCATTAGCATTAGTAGGAGCTGTATATAAAGTTACAGCATCTGTTGTGCTCGGATCATAAAAAGAATTTTTATAAAAGTTTGCCATTAATTATCAATGAGTATTAACTCAAAACCTCCTGATGCTGCAGACGTAGAATTAGAAATAACTTGTAAATCTATATCTGTTTTTTCTGTTACTTTGTTTATTGCATATTTTCTCCAGCTACTAAAACCTCCTCTTGCAGACATATATTCTTTTACATTCCAAGCGGCATCAGTAACTGCATTATCTCTTGTCATAAATCTAAATCTATGTTCACTATCTTTAGAAGAAGATACATTTAAATTTATAATATAACCTGTTTTTCCAGCGGGTATAGTATATACCGCCATTAAAGTTTGACCCATACCAATCGTGTCATAGCTTATATAAGCTAATGCAGTACCACCAGAAGACATTGTAATTTGAGCAGCGTTAGATTTTAGAGAACCTGCTGTGACCACTCTTGCTCTAAATACTCTTAAAAAAGATCCTGTTGTTACAACAGGTGTTGTACCATTCATGGTTACCGTTTCAGTTAATAAATTCCAACTGGAATCTAATCCTTGTATTTCTACAGTTCTTGCACCTGTTCCACCCGATGCATCATTTGCAGAAGCACTAACAACACTTAAAGTTGCATTGGCAGTTGGCCAAGGATATAAGTTACTTCCTTCCCACATAGATTCAAAACCACCAGATCCAACTGTAGGGTTAATTCCAAATTTACTTACATTTGAATAACCAGTAAAATCTCCTTTAGCAACTGCAAGATAAAAATCTATCTCTGCAGATGATGGAGTTGTAGATCCTGTTGTATTTACATTGTTACAACTCATTAGCAACCAAACCTCATATTAAACCATGTAAATCTTTGTAGCTCTTGTTTTAAATCTTCTTGATAACCAAAGTTCAATTCATTCTTTAATGTATCTAAACCTTCTCTTAATTGTCTTTGATTAGACTCATCATATTCTTGAGTAGGTTCCGGTATTACTGCTGTAATCTTTGCCATTATCTTCTACCTCCTGCAGCTATATCTAATCTTAAAGTTCCATATCTCCAAGATTCACCTACTGCATCATTCTCTATTTTTAAACTTACTTGTCGTCCTCTTACCCTAGTACTAACATAAGTTGTAGTGCTATTGCAAGTGAATGGACCAGTAATCAATGGACCATTGGAATCGGATTGTTCGGCTTGATTAGGATAGTTTCTAAAAAACATAGTAACTTTTGCATTACCGGATAAGTTTTTAAAGTCAGGTATAAATCTCGATACTCTCATTATATTTTCACCATCTCCCGCCATTCCTTGTTGTGCATCTAAATCATAGTCTCCTGATTGTATGTAAGAAGTAATTGCTGTTGAAACACCATTAGCGTCTACTTCATTTACTCCTACCTCATGAGCCCAAAATTTAGAAGATCCAAATGTATTTGTTACACCATTTATTGTTGGAAAACTTGGAGTACCATTTGTAGTAAATTGTGAAGCATAAGGTAAAGCATAAGTATGATTATCTGAGTATGCGGTTCTAGCTAATGATCCAGTTGTCCAAGTCTGTTCTAAAAAATTAAATACAACATTTCTATTTATTTGCGTTGAACCACTGGCTGCATAATACCAGCCCACTTCATTATATAATGAATTATGATAAGCATATGCTATTTGATTTGCATCTGCATTATATCCTAAATTGTTTCCTTGAGTCGTGAATACAAAGTCTTCAACTAATGATGGTAATTGTTTTACAGTACCATCATACATAAAGAAGCCTCCACCAAACCCCATCCAAAAGACAGCCCCTTGTGCAAAGACTGCTGCATGTTGACCTAAACATCCACAGTTACTTCCTACTTGTCTAATACTAAATGTAAAAGGTGGACCAACGAATTGTAATACATAAGCTGCTTGATCCGTGAGTACTAATACATAATCCTTACCTTGAACCGCTGTTATAATTTCATTACCTTGGTCAATTAAAAATGTACCTGCAGTATTAGTTGCTGTAGGTTGCCATGTATTGATATCCTCTTGATTTGAAAATCTAATAAACATTTTATTTTGTGATGTTGAATCTGCTAAATCTGTTTGTGTTCCCATTAAAAACAAATGTCTATCTCTATCAGATACTAGACTCATTAATGATTTTGTAGGAGCTCCTGATACAACAGCAGCTCTAGTTTCTAAAGCTCCAGCTGTTCCTGGATTCCATGTATATGTTGCACCATTTCTAACTGTTGCAACAAGTAACTGACCATAATTATCTAAGGACCATGAACCAGGGTCTAGTGTTACATTTGTTGTAGAAGATTCTTCCCCCCATGCACCTGATGACCAAGTATCTGTACCCCAACCATAAGCAGGAGTTTGAAATACTGGACCAACTGTAATATATGAATTTAATGTTGCTGAACCTTGAGCCGACATTCCTGTGCCAGTTTCATTTGATGGCATGGTAATTGTAAAAGTATTTCCTGTTGGAACACTGATAACTTCAAATACATTGGTTGTAAAATCACCTGTTGTGTAATCTGTAACTCCTCCACCAGGTAATGTTACAGATTTAAATTTAAAATAATCTCCTTCTAATAAACCATGTCCAGTTAGGTTAACTGTAACTGTTGCGGAACCTGTAGTTGAATCAAATGTAATACCTGTTTGATCTGCATTAATAGGTGTAATATCATAAAAAGCGCCTTCATAATAAACAACTAAAACTTTAGCTGTTCCTAAAGCTGCATACTTTTTACCTGTTAAATCTGTCCAAGTGTGTTGAGCTCTTACTGGACCTGCTATTGTATTGTCTACTAATTGTTGCCAACCACCTATTTTTTCAGGTTGACCATATCTAAAACGTACATTATCCCCATCTACCCATTGACCTTCAGCTCCGGTCTCTGTAGCTTGTTTGTTAAACCCTGGCTTAAATTGTATTTTCTGAAGCATAGCACCTCATTATATATGCTTTTTATTATTTTGGTAGTACTATATTCCATTCTAGATTAGATATCAAATCATCAATTGAAACAACGTTTTTTTTACCACAATAATTTCTAATTTCTTCTATATCTAATATTAACCAATTTTTATCATTTTCA